GGCAAGCCCGACTGAACGGCGAAACACAGGTATCATCTCACCGTCGCACTCTCAGCCCACGTTACGCAAAATGAGCGCTGCTGAATACCTACGCCACAAAGCCACCGTATTGCGCAAAGCCGCTGACAATCCCCGCAAGGGATATGGCGAGGAAACGCGCGATTGCATGATCTACGCGGCTACGCAGCTTAATGTTGCGGCAGACGAGATCCAGAACAAGTTTAACGAGGAAGACTGATGCTAGCCATCGACTTTGCAGAGCCCGAACCATCGGAAGACTTTGCGGACTATCGCGATTCCATGCGCCGTAGCAGCCAATCGTTTCTAACCGCGATCCAGACCGCCAAGGGGACACATTGGCTTTGCGGCCACCATCGTGGGCCAGATAACACACACACCATAGCCGGAAAGACACAATGCAAAAAGTGCCGCCGCGATAAAATCAACAGTGCGCTGAAGGTGATTGCGCAGCGTCAAGCTGTAGAGCGCGCCCTTGCTGTTCATGCTGCCGAGATGGAAGATCGGCGCATTGAGAGGCGTAAAGGCGAAAAGCAACGCGAGGCCGAACGCTACAGGCGCGAGCGAGAGGAAAAGCGCAGGTTGCGCGATCAGGCCAACCGTAGAGCCAATGAAATACGTGCTGCTATTGTAGAGCGCACGATCATACACCCTGCGAATGGCCGCATTCCCTTGCATGATTTAATCCAGGCTGTTGCCACTGCGTTCGGCATTGACCCTGAAGGTGTGCGCAGCAAGGCGAGGGGGAAGAATTTCCTATATGCCCGATGCGTGCTTGTGAAAATCCTGCAAGAGCGAGGCGCGTCATATCCCGTCATTGGAAGGCTACTAGGCGGTCGCGATCATAGCACCACGATCAACGCATATCACATGTTCCCGACATATTGCCGGAAAGACCCGCGTGTCGCCAGCACATATGAAAAGTATAAGGACCGCTAATGATACTCCTGCCTTATCCAGCGCCGCCCCTGTGGCCGAACAAGCGCGCCCATTGGGCCAAGAAAGCCCGCGAGACAGAGAAGCATCGTGCATGGGCGCATGGGGCCGCACTGGCGGCAAAGCCCTCTGCTGACGGGGAGCCTATTCCGGTGCGAATCACGCTTTACCCAAAACCCAAAGGGCCAGCACCGGACAAAGACAATGTGGTCGCCAGCGCCAAGGCGTATCTCGATGGGATAGCTGAAGCGATGGGGATCAATGATCGTGCGTTCGCTTCGCCAATTGTTCGTATATCAGGCGAGCGCCTTAGCCAGATGGGGATTGAAATTGGAAAAGCCTAAAGCAGCGCCGCCATGGTTCCCATATCAGAACCATCGCACAATGGCGCAAGTGATGAGGCAGGAGGCGCATGACAGGTTCATGCGATTGCCTACGTCAATGCGTAAAAACAGAACCGTGGAAGATTTTTAAGGATATTGCCATGCCCTTAGCGGTGTGGCATGTAGTTGGGACGCGGCGACTTTCGATCTTTGCGGGTACGAAAGCCTAACGCGGCAGAAGCAAATGGAGGTTTAAATGCCACAACCGCGCCCTCAAGGGGTGAAATACCCGAACAGCCGAAAGGTTGCAAGCGGTGAATAACGGTTTTGTAGCCATCCAGAGGGACATGATTGACCACCACCTATTGCAGGATGGTGACCGAATGCGCGCCTGGATTTGGCTGATCTGCAAGGCATGCTGGAAGCCCACAAAATTCGATGTTCACGGCAGCACTATCACGCTGGAGCGCGGCCAATTATGCGCCTCAATTCGACAGATTGCCGACGATCTGAAGTGGTCTAAATCGGCTGTTGAGCGGTTTTTGACCCGTCTCGAAACCGAGACAATGATCGAGCGCAAAGCGGGACAGGGCCGTAGCATTATAACTATATGTAATTACGGTAAATATCAGGACGTCCAAAGCGGTAAGCGGGACAGCAGCGGGACAGCAACCGAGACAGCAGCGGGACAGCAGCGGGACATAAAAGAACCAAGTAACCAAGTAACCAATAAACCAGAACCTAAAGGTTCTAGGCGCGCAAGCGCGCTCCCATCTGATTGGGAGCCTAAGCTGACAGAGCGTTCACAAGGGATAGTTTCTGGCTGGCCTAGAGGAATGCTTGAGGTTGAGATTGAAAAGTTCCGCGATCACGCATCCGACAAGGGACGGACATCTAAGGATTGGCAGGCCGCGTTCCGGAAGTGGATTGATAATGCGGAAGCATGGAGACCTAAGAATGACAAACCAACCACACGCCAGATCGGCGAACGCCTCGCGGCCAGCTACGAAGGCGGAAACGACTGCCTTCCTAACGGCCTGCCTCTCATTGGTGCGGCCCGTGGGACTTAGCGCCGAAGAGACAGCGGACTGGCTGGCAGTAGCTTCCTACGAATTGCAGGGAAGCCCGTTCGGATTGCTAGAGCGCGGTGCCCGCCATGCGCGCCGGACCTGTAAGCACTTTTCGCAGATCGTGCCCACAATTGTGGAGTTCATCGAGAACCAGCCTAAGGCCTTCAAGCTGGACGACTGCTGGAATGGGTATGCGCCGCAAGAACAATTGCCTCCACCTGCCAAGCAACTGACGCAAGAGCATGTTGACGCAATGTCCGATCAACTGCGCGGCATAGGGCTTGGCTGCGGGTATCTTATCGAGCGCGACGGGAAGGTAGTTTTAGCGGAGACAGGCAATGAATGAACAAGAACATCGCCAAGCCGATTTTAGGGCATGGGTGGCAAGCCTTAATGCCGAGCGCGACAGGAAGAACGTCACCCGCAAGCGGTATCGCATTATCGAGAAAGACGGGCTTATGTCGATGGAAGACTGCTGGCCTGCCCGCTAACACACATTACCCAAGGAGATAGGAATGGAAGCTGTAACGATAGGACGGGCCACGTTGTATTGTGGTGACTGCGTTGACATTCTGCCGATGCTGCCCAAGGTGGATGCGTTGGTGACTGACATTCCCTATGGCGAAGTAAATCGCGAGAGCGGCGGTTTGCGTAATCTCGACAAGGGCGCTGCGGATATTGCAGACTTAGATCTTGCCGAACTTACGCGGCTGCTCGCTCGCGGACATTCAAACTATGTGTTCTGCGGGATCGAGCAAGTTTCCGCGATCCGCGCTGAAATGGTCAAGCTTGGCCTGACTACTCGCTCTTGTGTATGGGAGAAAACCAACCCCAGCCCAATGAACGGGCAGAGGTTCTGGCTTTCCAGCCTGGAACATTGTGTTTTTGGACGCGCACCGAAGGCACCCTTTTTTGAAATGTGCGCTTCCGCCGTCTGGCGTTGCCCCACGGAAACCGATCAACAGCACCCAACGCAAAAGCCCATTCGCCTGATGGCGCGACTGATAGCCGCCAGCACAACACCCGAATGCACCATCCTAGACCCCTTTATGGGCAGCGGAACCACAGGAGTTGCAGCCGTTCAAATGGGCCGCGACTTCATCGGCATCGAGCGTGAAGAGCGTTACTTTGAGATTGCTTGCCGCAGGATTGAAGACGCCCAGAGGCAAGGAGATATGTTCATTGCCTAAGCAACCCATACCAGCCAAGGGATTCACAGAATGCCATGGACGCAGGCCTCCAGGATTTGCGCGCCTAAGCCCTGAGACAAAGGTATATGCCCAGATCCGTGGAGGTAAAGGCTGCGAAGGATGGGTTGACCCTGTGCCATGGAAGCTGGAGCGCATACGCTGGGATCACGACGGCAGCGCGGGAGATTTGATCGGCGTGCGGTTGGTGGAATAAATGCGACGAGTTGAGTGTGATTTCCACTTGTGCACGCGGAATGTCACGGCTATAGAATGGATATAGCAAAGGGATAAAGCAATGAGCCACACAGTTTCCAGCAGCAAGCGCGCAGAACGCGAAGGCGGGTTTTCTTTCGAGTGCTTCGATTATTCGGGCGATCTGTTTCGTTCGGCTGGCGGCTTTGCAACTCAGGCTGAAGCTGTCGCGGCTGCTGAAATGGCTGAACGCGAAATGACGATGGGTCTAAGCGCTCCCGTTTCGATCGACTGGAACGATCCGCTTCTGAGCGATGACGAATTGCTAGCGGAACTCATGGCATGAGCGGGTGGGAGGAATACATGACCGCAAGCGAGCGGATGCTTTTGGAGGAGCTTGACGAACGCAAGTTCGCCGTCCGCGCCGAACGCCGCAAGATATACGACCGCGCCCGCAAACGCATGGAGCGCGCAAACACATTCCCGACAGAAAGGGCTAGAGATGAATAGTGCGTTCAATCTTTTGGGTGCCGCTATAACCTTGGGCATTGCAGCGGGAGTGGTTTCTGGCAGCCCTGCTGTGGGATTCCTTGTGGTCAGTGGAGTCGGGTACTCCTTGATTTATCTGAGGGACGTGAAACCATGATAACCCGCGTATCAACCGAGAACGGCCAGGATCTAGGCGAGTGGGAAACGCAGCACCCTATCCGCGCTGGCGAGGTCATCACCGATGGCGGGCAGGAATACGAAGCCCTGTTCTATCAGGGCGGCGGGTTGATTGTGAGGGAGTGCAAGTGATGGATGAGCGTAAAGGCGTGTCATACATGAGTGAACTGAATTTCACTAAATTGATGGCCGAAGTCTCTACACCAAAGACCGCCAATCTGCCCAAGTTCTTTGGCCTGGATGTGGTAAGCACCCCGCTTATGCCCAATGACATTGTTCGCGTGGTTCATGTTGATGGCCGCATGCAGATTATCAAAATCGATAATGGCGACTATTACGCAGATGATCGGAACCCATAATGGAATACTACGAACACAAGCTGGACCCTGTAGGGGTACGCCCTGACTGGTTAGCAGATGATGATGCTATAGACTTCGATGATCGCGACCTGGGCTGGGATGACGCTGGCCACTTTAGTTGGTTGGCGACTGACATTGAGTTTGGAGTTAGATCCATCCGCATCCCCGCCGACCACTGGGCCGTTCCCGCACTCAAGCAAGGCTTCAAGCCGTGCCTCGAAAAGCCTGCCGATTATGCTGGCGGTGAGACGCTGTGGTCCTTCGGGAAGTTAAGCAAAGAGCGGGAGACGCTTTCCCCAATGTATTGGGATCGCGCTAGGGATTCTGGTATTGGATATGTCATCGGCTACAAACCCAAGGCCACCACCGAAGCAAAGCCCGACGACACCAGCGATGCGCGCATGCTCTCAATCATCGAACGCATAGCCTCTAACGGTGTAGCATCCATGACCGATGTCAGGGAGTGTGAGGCAATCGTGGCAGAGCGGAGGCCGGTTGATCATTTTGAAAGAATAGCTGAGCGGTTATATCCGAACGGCCATAAATTCCACGCGAGGCACCTGACTGAGATATTTCAGGAACTAAACCTCAAGATCGTAGAGGCATAACAATGACCGAGATAGACTGGAACGCACCGCTTGAGGCCGTGCATGATGACGGCAGGGTTGTTAGTGTAACTAAAAGTCGCGGTTGGGATCGTGCCGATGCCGATGGTGAGTATCGTTTAGACGGAATCCCTGAAAGCATGCATGCTCCGTATTTCAGCAGTACCGGACGCGGTGACGATCCTTCGTGGCGCATCCGCAACCGCACCACAAAGCCCGCCAATGCGCCTTCGCCGGAGTTGGTGGATAAGCTACGCTCGATGCGCGATCACTTGGACTTGGCCCGCAACAGGATTAGAGCCACGGCAATCAATTTCACTGGCTTGGATGAACCTCGATCCTATGAGGCATCCTACTGGGCGAATGAAGCCGACGAGCATGTAAGGAATTTTGACGCCATCCTCGCAGAACTAGAGCCTAAGCCCGATGCTGACTTGGAACTGGCGCGGGAGGTGGCAGAAAGCTATCTCGAAGCATTCTATGATCGGGATGAAATTGCGGGTGTTGCCCTCGCCGCAATCAAGCGCGTTCGGGCTGAAAAATAATTCACGCCTAATGTCGTTTTTGTGTTGACGTGCAGGAACATTGGGCCTATCAAGTATCTATCGAACGGGCCACTGGCCCACCACGAAGAAAGGATGCATTACGTGTATTCGGAAAAATCTCTTAGGCGCTTTTTTGAAAAGACCATTCCTGATGGCGATTGCGTAAAGTGGATTGGCGCAAAAAACCGCAAAGGTTATGGCAGGACATACGACAGCAAAAAAAGACCCGCGCCAGCTCATAGGGTTGCTTGGGAAATTAAGAATGGCCCTTTCCCTGAAGGGATGTTGGCCTTGCATTCCTGCGATAAGCCAGATTGCGTCAATCCTGACCATATTCGCCCCGGAACTCATAAGGACAACATGAAGGATAGGGAAGAACGGGGAAGGACAAATCGACCATTTGTAGGCGGCGTCTGCCAGAACGGACACAGGCTGGACGAAGGCAATATCTATTACGACGGGCCTAGTAGAAGGTGTCGCCAATGCCGAACTGAATATTGGTCAGAACGTGAAAAGACCCGCCCTAAACGCAATCGAGGCGCAGCATGACCCCCACAAAATTCAAATCAATCCGTGAGCGGGCTGGCCTAACACAGGCTGGCCTTGCTTCGCTCCTGCGCTTATCCGATAGCCGAGTGATTAGGCACTACGAAGCAGGGACAAGGGCTGTTTCAGGGCCAACGTCGATCCTGATGGAATTGCTTGACGATGGCACATGGGAGCCTAAGTGCGTTAGAGCGGAGAAGGGGTGATGGAGACTTATTCAAACCAAGGTCCGCAGTGCCCTTATTGCGATAGGCAATATACGGCAGATGATTCGTTCTATTACGATGAAAGCGGATATACCGAAGAAACGTGCGACGAATGCGGCAAGACATTTGACGTAGATGTTTGCCATACTGTTGCATGGTCATGTGCGCAGCGTGATGAGGAATAACCGCCGCACCACCCCTAACCACTCCCCACTTGCCCACAAAGGCAATACAGGCTAGATAGGGCGGTATGGAACGCATTGGGCGAAAAGACGACGATGCACTCGGCAAAGGTGTGCTTGTCAGCATATCCACATGGGAAGGGCCAGGGTCTTATTACCCAGACCAAGAGGGATACGCATCAAACGGATGCAGGGTGGTCACTGAACATTTCTTCCCACGCAATCAATCGGCAACAAAACATCCCATAGGCTATGACCTAAAGACCAAACGTCAGAACGTTACCGTTTCTCCATCAGTAAGTTATTACAGCGAACTTTGCCGCTATGGACAATTCAGGTGGTCAACGTGAGTGATAAGCGCGAGGAAATCCTAGAGCGACTGGCCGATGGTGAAAGCCTCGCCTCGATTTGTCGTTCGAAGGGTATGCCTGATCGCAGGACGGTACAGCGCTGGCAGGAAGCGGAGCCTGAATGGGATGCCGCAGTTACGCGCGCGAGAGATGATGGCTTCCAGCTACTTGCAGATCAGGCATTGCGTGACGCGGCAGATTGTGAAGATGCCTCTAAGGGCAGGCTTCTGTTCGATGCGCGCCGCTGGTATCTCGGCAAACTGTCTAACGCATTCAGCGACAAGACCAAGCACGAACACAGCGGGCCGGATGGTGGGGCGATAAGGCACGACGCCAAGATTGACGTTGCTGGACTTAGCGAAGAACAGTTGCGGGCACTGGCATCGATTAAGCTAGATGACGATAACGGCTGAACACGTAAGGCAGGCCCGGTTACAGCTTGCCCGTAGTCATGTGGCAGACTTCGCGTGCTCGGTTGATATACCGACTGTCCCCTTGACGGATGACGCGGAAGAGACGCGCTTCACGCCTTTACGGCAGCCGAAGCTTGCCTCTCATCATGCTTTGCTGCTGCATAAACTACAATTATTGGGGACTGCTGCATGCCCGAACCTTATGGTGTTGATGCCGCCTGGATCAGCAAAATCAACTTACGCTGATGTTGTATTCGTTCCGTGGTTCATGGCGCAGAAGCCGCGCCGTAATGTCATCCTCGCAAGCTATGCAAGCGACATTGCGAAGAAACAGGGACGAAGGGCGCGCCAGCTTATCAAGACGCCGCAGTTCAGTCAGATATTCCCCGGATGCTCACTGAAAGGCGATCAGGCTGCTGCGGACGAATGGGCGCTTGAGAATGGCTCGGAATACATGGCGGGTGGTATCCTGTCGGGCCTGACTGGTAATCGCGGCGCGCTTGGGGTTCTGGATGATCCTATCAAGGGACGCCAGCAAGCAGAAAGCCAGACGATCCGCGACACGACTTGGGACGCATACATAGATGACTTCTGTTCGCGCCTAATTCCCGGCTCGCCGCAAATCATGATCCTTACACGCTGGCACCAGGACGATCCGGCTGGGCGCATTCTGCCTGAAGATTGGGACGGCGAAAGCGGTATATTCGAAGGTCGCGATGGTCGCTTGTGGGATGTTATCTGCCTCCCTGCTATCGCAGATCGCCGCGACGATCCTCTAGGACGCCAGATAGGTGAGACGCTATGGCCTGAATGGTTCAGTCATGAGCACTGGGCACCGTTCAAGAAAAATACGCGGACATGGACAAGCCTATACCAGCAGAAACCTACCGCCGACGAAGGTACATATTTCAAGACCGATTGGTTCAAGCGGTACGAAGAGAGGCCAAAGAACCTCAACATCTACATGACAAGCGACCATGCGCCGGGGGGCGACGATCACAACGACTTCAACGTGTTTCGCGTGTGGGGAATAGACCACAATCAGAACATATGGCTTCTTGATGGCTATAGGGTTCAGGCAACGATAGATGTCGCGATGGGCGTTAAGTTGGATCTTAAAACAGGTGAGCAAACAGTAGCGGATGAAGGGGCGCTCCCTCTTATCAAAAAGTGGAAGCCTCTGTGCTGGTTTCCTGAGAATGATAACAACTGGAAAAGCGCCAAGCCGTTCGTTGTAGCCGCCATGCGCAAGCATCGGGTTCTGTGTCGGATAGAAGAGATTAGCACTCAAGGCGGCGATAAGCCGACTAAGGCGCAACCGTTCCAGGCTAAAGCCGCAATGGGTGAGGTTCATTTACCTGTTGGTTCAATGGGTGATGAGGTGCTGGACCAATACAAGAAGTTCCCTTCCGGCAGGTGGGATGACGAGGTTGATGCTGCGGCGAATATAGGCAGGGCTATAGACATGGCGCATCCTGCCATTGTAAAACCCGCATCAACCGACAAGCCCCGCGATCTATGGGCACCGAGACGCACAATGGAAACGGATTGGAAGGCAGCGTAAAATGACAAGCGACTACAGACGCGACCACGAGCCGTTCCCGCGCAACGATGAGTTCGAGGCCCTGTCACAGGAAGGCCGAACGATCATCATCAATGCAGCGGCGTTCTTTGAGGGGCAGGCGGACACCGATGATACGCCAACACCATCTGATGGGGAGAGGCTGGCGCTGAAGCGGGCAATGGCGCGGTTTGTGATCGATAGCGGTATTGCAAGTTACAGGGGTTGGGTATAATAGTACCGCATGGCCACGTTGCATCGACTGAAACAGCTTTATAGCGAAGCCCGCGACGCAACAATGGATGCGCGCCGCAATGCGGAACTTGCGCAGGATTATTACGATAATAAGCAATGGTCTTCAGAGGCCATCAAGGCCCTTCGGAAGCGCAAACAGCCTGAAATCTGGATCAACCGCATTGCCCCGGCAGTGAATGGTATTCTCGGCGTCTTGGAGCGTGGCGCATCTGACCCGCGCGCTTATCCCCGCACAATGGACGATCAGGCGGCCAGTGAGGTGGCGACGGATGCGCTTCGCTATGCTGCCGACAACTGCCGTTGGGATCGCGTAAAGCTTGCGGCATCGCGCACATTCCTGATCGGCGGTGTCGGTGCGGTCGTGGTGGAGGTTGATGAAAAGCTTGACCCTGTTGCGCGTATCATTCGCGAGGGTGAGTTCGTTTACGATCCGCACAGCCGTGACCCTGACTTCGAGGACGCGCGCTATCTCGGTGTAGCGAAGTGGATGTATGTCGATGCAGTGAAGGCGATGTATCCCGGCGCGGATATTGATCCTTCCGCACTTGGCCCTGAAAGCATGAACGCGGACGATGAGGACAAGCCTCTCGATACGTGGACCGACAATCGCCGCAATCGCGTTCTGGTGTGCGAAATGTACGTCAACGAGAACGGGTGGCAGCGCATCGTGTTCTGGGGCGGCGGCGTTCTTGAGCAAGGCGGAAGCCCGTATCTGGACGAGAATGGCAGGCCTGATTGCCCGATAGTCGCGCAGTCGTGTTTTGTCGATCGTGACAATGCGCGTTACGGCATTGTGCAGGCGATGATTCCGATCCAGGATGAAATCAACATGCGCCGTTCGCGGTTGCTGCATCTGGCTAACAGTCGTCAGGTCAGTATTGTTGACCCAAGCGCGATTGCTGAAGATGCGAATGTCATTCGTGATGAAGCCGCTCGACCTGACGGCGTTCTTCCGTTCGGTGTGCAGCCCTCACCGACCGGCGACTTGCAGAACGGCCAGATCCAGCTTCTTCAGGAAAGCAAGAACGAAATCGAGCGCATGGGGCCGAACCCGGCTGTTTTGGGGCAAGGCAGTTCGGACGCTTCGGGCCGTGCGCAGATGGTGCGCCAGCAGGCAGGCCTCACCGAACTCACTCCCGCACTTGGGGGCATCGAGGATCTTGAGCTTCGCGTCTATCGCGCAATGTGGAACCGCATTCGGCAGTTCTGGGATGAGCCGAAGCTCATCCGCGTAACCGATGATCTGGGCGCACCCAAGTTCCTGGTGATGAACGAACCTGTCATCGAGCAGGTTCCAGGTATCGTGATGGGGCCGGATGGGCAGCCGATGGTGGGCATGACCGAGCAGATTGTAGCGGTGAACAATCGCGCTGCTGAAATGGACATGGACATCATTCTCGAAAGCGTACCGGATACCGCGACGATTGCGCAGGAACAGTTTGCCGAGCTTGTGAAGCTGGCTCAGTTCTACGGGCCGCAGGAAGTGCCGTTCGACGATCTGCTTGAGGCGTCGAGCCTTCCCAAGAAGCGCGAGATACTGGAAAAGCGGCAGGCTCGTATGCAGGAAGCCGCGCAAGGTCAGGGGCCGCAACAGCAGATACAGCAGCAAGCCGCCATGCTTGAACTTGCGGACAAGGAAGCGGGTGTGGTCGAGAAACAGGCCCGCGCCAAGAAATACGATGCAGACGCCGAAGCCAAGCTGGCGGAGGAAGCGCGCAAGTCCTTCGAGACGGGCGCGAAAGTCGTGCAGGGATAGGGGCCGCCTCCCTCAAAGGGCGATACGGGTTCAGCAGCCGTTTCTGTTGATGGGCCGCCGACATTCGGGCGTTACGTGGCACCGCGATAGGGCAAGAGGACGGTAATGGAAGACGAAGACTTTCTGACTGACATCGACAAGGACGATCCGATTGAGGAAACCGAGGCCGTAGAGCAAACGGAACCGCAAGAGGAAGTCCAGACGGAAGAGGTATCGCAGGGCAATGAGGCCCCGCCTGAGCCTGTAGAAGAACCCGTTGTCGAGCCGAAGCAGCCGGAACCGGGCTATGTGCCGCTTAACGCGGTGCTTGACGAACGGGAAAAGCGCAAGGCACTGGAGGCACAGCTTGCCAAGTATCAGGCCGCCGAACGGCAGCCCGAAACGCAGGAAGTGCCGGATATGTTCGAAGACCCAGAAGGGTGGCAGAGCTATCAGCGCCAGAACATGCAGCAGGAACTCTATCGGCAGCGTGCAGATTTTAGTCACAGGCTAGCGGTCAAGGATCACGGTCAGGAAACCGTCGAACAGGCGTTAGCATGGGGCCAGCAGCGTTGCGCGGAAGATCCGTCCTTCAACACGGCGGTAATGAACAACCCCGATCCTGTCGGGTTTGCCGTCGAGCAATTTCAACGCGACCAGATGGCGTCTGCATTGACGCCGGATGAGTTCGCACAGTTCAAGGCCTGGAAAGACGCGCAAGCGAGCGTTCAGGCGCAAACCACACAACCCGCGAAGACTGTTCCTCCCAAGTCGCTGGCTACTGCACCGAGTGCAGGCGGTGTAACAACCGAGCCAGAACCGAGTGAAGAGGATATTTTCCGGGCCGTTTAGGTTAGGACGGAAAAATGGAAACCATTCTGAATAGTGGTCTTTCGATCACTCGTTGGCGGAAAAAGTATTTCCGCGATTATGTCCGCGATTCCCGTTTCGCTCCGTATATGGGCGAAGGGCTGGATTCGATCATCGTCAAGATGTACGAGCTTCAGACCGAAGCGGGTAAGACTATCATCGTTCCCTTCGTCGGCAAGCTGACGGGAAGCGGTGTATCGGGTTCGCAGGTTCTCGAAGGCAACGAAGAGGATCTGGGCACTGGCTCCATGCCGGTGACTGTCGACTGGCGGCGTAATGCTGTCATCGTGCCGAAGTCCGAACAGCACAAGACCGACATCGATCTGCTGAATGCAGCCAAGCCGGAACTGAAGCGTTGGGAGGCAGTTTCCCTCCGCGCCGATATCATCCGCGAACTGGGTGCAATCACCGTCAACGACGCATCGCTTTCGACGATTGCTTATGCGTCTGCAACGGAAGGTCAGAAGGATACGTGGCTCGGCCTCAACACCGACCGCATTATCTTCGGTAAGGATCTGGCTAACACCAGCGGCACCGATCACTCGGCATCGCTGGCCAACATCGACACGACCAACGACCGGGCGAACTATGCTCTGGTTACCAAGCTTAAGCGGATGGCGAAGGAAGCGGATATTACTCCGTACCAGAGCGATCAGGCTGCGGGCGAGGAATGGTTCGTGCTGTTCGTCGGCACACGTGCATTCCGTGACCTTGAAAACGATCCGACCATCCAGCAGATCGACCGTGAAGCCCGCGCACGCGGTGTCGGTAGCGGCAACCCGCTCTTCCAGGGCGGCGACCTTCTGGTCCGTGGTGTCATCGTTCGTGAAGAGCCGGAAATTCCGGTCTATGCGGGTGTTGGCAACTCTGGTTCGGACGTTGAACCGATGTATCTGGCTGGTGGCGGCGCAGTTGCCGTTGCATGGGGTCAGATGCCGAAGTTCCCGACCCGTCTCACTGACTACGACTTCCGCAAGGGTGTCGCAGTTGAAGAACTGCTGGGCGTGAAGAAGATTCACGAAAACGGCGTGCAGCGTTCGATTGTGACCGCTTACGTATCCGCCCCGGCTGACAGCTGATAGAAAGAAAGGATTAGTCTAATGGCTAACGTTCAAGGCGACGCCGTTCTTTACGATTATCCCATTGCCTCGCATGGCCATGGCGGTAACGAAAAGGTGGCACGGTTCCAGGTTGCAATGCCTATTACCGCAAACGCAGACACCATCGAGTTCGGCTTTCTGCCGGACTATGCTGTCATCACTGGCGCTGAAATCGTCACGACCGCGACTGCGGTTCTCGACGTAGGTGTGACGGGTGACGGGGATGGTATCTTTGACGGCATCACGCTGGCGGCTAATGTGCCTCAGCGCACGGTCCTCTCGACTGTCATGGGCAAGAACCTTGGTATGGGTCCGGTTGCAGTAACCGGCCTGTGCAATGGTGCAGGAACGGCGGGTACGCTGAACCTGATTATCCGTTACATCGTTGAGGAACCGGGTGTCGCACATTCCTACGTTGCGGCAGTCTGATTGAATGGGGCGGGGCTTCGGTCCCGCTCCTAACCACAGGAGAAAGACGATGAAGGCCAAGTTTGTAGGCGATCTGAACGATCCCGATAACAAGGTTCCGGAAAGCATCACGGTCTACGGGGTAGAGTTCCCCAAGGACAAGTTCGTCGATGTTCCGGCTGACAAAGAAGAAAAGTTCGAAGGCAACACGCACTTCGAAACCAAAGGCGAGGCCGACAAGGCCTAAAGGAGAGCGCGGGTTATGGTCACTGTTCGCGATATAATGACCCGCGCTTACCGCGCGCTAGGTGTGTTCGGCGTCACTGAAGACCCAGATGCAGCGGCGGCGGATTATGCGCTAGGCGCTTTTCAATCCATGATCGACACTTGGGCCACAGGCGGCATGTTCGGCAGGCTCAAGGACGTTACCGACCCCAGAGAGATTGCAGAGACGACGCGCATTCAGACAACCGGGACGGTGACGATCCCGACAGAATTTCCCGATTATGATGGCGATGCCAATACGCGCCAGCCTTATGACCTGAGCGTCATCGAGGTGAACGACGATAATGGCCGCGCGGTCTGGCTGTATGATCGCGGCTCATGGGTTGATGTTTTGGCGCTGACGCTGAACGATACCGCCCCACTATCCTATCGCGGTGAGCATGGGCTTGCCATGTGCCTGGCTGAAATGGTGGCAGGCCCTTATGGCGAGGGCCTTAACGCGACCGACAGCCGGACGGCAGCGATGTTCAAGCAATATCTGGCGCTCAAGATGGGTTCGACCCGTCCCGACCGCTGCCAAGAGTATTTCTAATGCAGATCCCTTTCGCCACAGGTAACTATCGCCGCATCGAAGGCGACTTGCCGGAACTGCGCGTCAAGAACTTCTATGGCGAGGAAGCCCCCACAGAGGACACAGGGGTCGCATTGCAGTCGCGCCCGCCGTTGGTCGCAAGTGGAGCCATGGCTGCACCAATCCAGCAGTTATTCCGCCGTGATCTTGTTCTAGGCTCTACGCTCTACGGCGTGGCTGGGGGTTATCTCTATAACGGCTCTACGCAGGTTGGCGCGATAGACGGCAGTGAATTTACGTCCATGGCGGGCAATGAAATCGGCCTCATGGTGACAAGCGGTGAGACGCTGTATTTCTATGACGGCACGGTCCTGCTTCCGGTTGTTTTTCCGGATGATGCCGATGTGGCGCATATCACGACAGGCGGAAGCCGGTTCTGGGCGGTACGCAAGAATACGGGCAAGCTCTACTGGACCGACCCGCTGGAAAGCGATGTCGAGGCGCTGGACTTCCTGACAGCAGAAAGCCTGCCGGATAGATTGCTGCAAACCTTGTGGATCGACGGCGGGCTTATTGCTTTCGGCAAGGAAAGCATCGAGTTCTATCAGCAGACCGGAAATGCCGAACTGCCGATCAAGCCGCTTATCAACATGGTGATCGAAAAGGGCATCAAGCAGACCGGTTGCGCTTGTGCCTACGGGCATACCTTCGCGTTCGTGACGAATGAAAATCAGGTCTGCATTCAAAGCGAACGGCAGGTTATATCCGATCCCGGCTTGGAAAAGCGTATCGAGCAGTCGACTAATGTGACGCTGTTTACGTTCCTGATTGGCGGCACCGAGTTTCTTGCCCTGCGCTACGACACGGGAACAGAAGTATGGGTGCGCGGCAAGTGGTTCGAGTTTACAAGCTACGGCTATGCAAACTGGCTCCCGACATGCTGGGCCGATGGGATATTCGGTGCCTCGTCCGGTGAATTGCTGGAGTGGGGTGAGGGCCACGAAGACTACGATCAGACGGTTCTTGACCGCACTTTTCGCGCGGGGTTTTCCCTGCATGACAGCGGTGTGCGGGTGAACAATCTGGAAGTGCGCTGCAACCCCGGCCAAACGCCATATCTAAACGGGCAATATGCCGAGCCGTTTCTGGAAATGCGTTATAGCCGGGATGGCGGGCAGACGTGGAGCGATTGGTTCGCTGGCTCCGTTGGTAAGCAAGGCGAATATGCCAAGCGGGTTCGCTGGAGGGGTTTGGGCAAGTTCTCACAACCGGGCTTTCTTGCCGAGTTTCGTATGACCGCGCCTGTTCCTTTGCGCGTCAGTGATGTAAGATTGAACGAGAAATGGGGAGGCCGTTGATATGCCGACACCGACAGTATTTAACAGCTTCACCGAAGCGGTAGCCGAGAAGGTTCACAATCTTGGCAGCGATACGCTCAAGGTTGCTCTGACCAACACCGCGCCAAGCGCCAGCAATACGGTTCTTGCGAACATTACCCAGATTGCAGGGACGGGCGGCTATGCTCCTGTAACTGCGGTGCAGTCGGGATCTTCGCAAAGCGGCGGGGTGTATTCCCTTGCCTTGGGGGCGGTGACATTCACGGCCAGCGGCGCAGACTTTGACAGCTTCCGTTATGTGGTGCTGTATAATGATACCGCGACGAATGACGAATTGATATGCTGGTATGATCGCGGGATTTCGTATGCCTTGCCGAACGGGCAGAGTTTTACGATAGCCGCAGGCACATGGTTACAGAATAGTGCCTGATATTGTCACGCCCGTTCAGTTGCAATGGTCCGGGGTTGGGCTGATCGAATCCCCGGCTGTGGATTTCGTGAACCCTGCGAAAACCTACTGGAATGGCGGGACGCTGGCTGATGGTGATCAGTCTAATGTCACTACATTTGTAACGACGCCGGAACTCGACAGGCTAACGCGCTTCGATGACCTGATTGACAACGGCAACCCGACGATCCGTTTCATGGGCATCTGGCAAGAGGCGATGGAGAAGATCGAAGAGGCATTCCAAGGCCTGACCGGGCAAGTCACCGACCTGACTTCTATCGTCAACAGGCTGGCTGCAGCGGAAGCATTGGCGCAGGCGGCCAAGGATGAATCCGCGTCCACGACAAGCAAGCAGGATCTTGCCGACAGCTATACGAACCCTCCGGGTGTAGGAAGCTTCGCCAACACCGGCGCAATAACAATTGCTGCGCATAGCAGAGTTTACCCGATAAGCGGAACATCCGTAGCGGTGAATAGCGGTAGCGTATCCGGGTTCGCTGAAGGCGCTTACGTGACGGTCTATTACAACGATGTAGGACGCGAGGGCGGGGCCGTGACTTACATCGGAACCACAAGCGCAGTGTCTCAGAAGGACGGCAGGCATATCGTGGCGCAAGGGTATATTCCGGCTGCGGGCGATCCACCAGTTTCGGGAACCAGCCCTTCAGCGCCAGGGTACACACCTCCGGGCGGAATAGAAGGGCCGGTTTACATTGAGTAATATGGGCAACATCAGAGAAGCGACGCTTGAGGACATTCCGCGCTTGCTGGAAATGGGGGCAAAGTTCGCCGAGCGCGCGAAACTCAATGACCATGTAGGGTACGATCCCGATAGCATGGCCAAGACCTTCGCGGCGATGATCGAGGGCGAAAACTTCTGTCTCTTCATAGGTGAGAATGGAGCAATTGGCGGTATTGTAGCACCGCACCCTTTCAACTATAGTCGCCGGATAGCAGACGAGATTTTCTGGTGGAGCGAAGGCAGGGAAGGCCTGAAACTGCTGGAAGCTTACGAAGAATGGGCAGGTGACGCCGTGACACGCATGACAGCACTTGAAGCGGTTGAGCCTGACAGAATGAAGCGTTTTTACGAGTGTCGCGGGTATGTTGCCCTAGAGCGAGCTTATGTGAAAGTAGGAGGCTGACATAGCTATCGGGACAGCAGCAGCAATCGGTCTAGGGGTAGCCGGTCTCGGCTCGGCACTTTCCTCCAGTTCGCAGAGTAAGGCCGCAGGGCGCGCCGCCGATGCTTCGGTTCAGGCTAGTCGTGAAAACGCGGCACTTGCCAGAGACATCTATGGTAAGAATGAGCAGGCACTATCGCCGTTCATGACGCGCGGTAACGCGGCGGGCAACCAGATCAATGCGCTCTTAGGGCTTGGCGGGACACAGGCAGTAGCACAACCCTCTATGGGCGGTGCGGCGGGTGCTAACGTCTGGGATCAGTACTTACAGCAGAACCCCGATGTCTTGCGCGGCTGGCGCGAAACGGGGCAAGCATTCAAGACACCGCAGGAATACGCGCAGTTCCACTATAGCACCTATGGGCGCAATGAGGGGCGTCAACTACCTTCTCAACAGGCCGCGACACCCGCTGCTGCAAATGAGAACGCTACAAAGGCCGCTCAGAACGCGTTCGATATTTTCAAGAACTCGACCGGCTATCAGTCGCGTTTGGCGGAAGGTTATGATGCGCTGAATAGCGGTCTGGCATCGGCTCAGGTATTGCAAAGCGGCGCGGCACAGAAAGAAGCTGTTCGCTATGGGCAGAACTTCGCATCTAATGAGTTCGGGAACTATCTCGGCGCGCTTGGCAACCAACAGGGGGTTGGCCTTTCGGGAGCGTCGGCACTGGCCGGGGTGGGCCAGAACTACGCCAACACCATGGCGGCGAATAACAATCAGGCCGCATCGGCGGTTGGTAATGCCGCGCTTATCAAGGGTCAGAACAATCCATTCGCCAATGCCTTGGGTGTTCTCGGCGGCGGCTTCCTGGGAGGTCTGTAATGGCTATCGAGTGGGGGTTATCCAATCAAGGCGGATTTCAGAACGCGCTCGCCTTGGGTGTGCAGTTCGGCCAGCAGATCAAACGCAATCAGCGCGAGCAAGCCGCGCAGGAGCAGGCAACGCAGCGCAACAACGCCTTGGCTCAATATGCCATTGACCCGAACGACCAGAACTTTGCAGTCGTGGCGCAATACGATGCGCCTACGGCTATTTCTATGCGCAGTCAGGCTATTCAAGGGCAGGCACAGCAGCGCCAGCAGCAGCAGGCCGATATGGGGACGTTCCGGCGTCTGCTGAAGCGTGCGGCGGCATCACCTGAAGGTTGGCAACAAGCCTTGGGCGCGGCGCAGAACCTTGGGCTAGATGTCAGTTCGATCCCGCAACAGTACGATCCTGAATGGGCAAGCCAGCAGCTTTTCATCATGGACGCGATGGAGCAGGACCAAGAAGGCCTGAAGGGTATCGCTTACGAGTTGCAGCAGGCGGGCTATGAACCGGGTACGCCGGAATACGAACAGGCCGCGCGGCAAATTATCAGCAACAAATACGCCAGCGAATATGTCGATCAACAGGGCAACACACGGCGAAGGTCGATGCTTGACTTGCAGGGCCCGCAGGCTGGCGAACTCCCGCAAGTGACCGACGACGCGAGTTACGAGGCGTTACCGGCTGGCGCGCAGTTCCGAGATCCACAGGGCAACATTCGTACAAAGGGAGGCACCGCTAGCAATAGCGGTGGCGGGTTTTGACCGCATCGCGGCAATCACTGCTCAATCGGAAAGCGGCGGCAATCCCAACGCGGTCAGCCCCAAGGGCGCTCGCGGGTTAATGCAGGTTATGCCCGGAACCTCACGCGATCCGGGCTTCGGTATCCGCCCGTCGAATGGTTCTCAGCAGGACGATGTGCGGGTAGGACGGGAATACCTCGCCAAGATGCAGCAGCGTTACGGCGGGGATCTGGCCGCAATGTGGGGGGCATATAATTGGGGGCCTGGGAATGTTGACAGGGCGATTGAGAGATACGGGGCGGACTGGTTGAACTACGCCCCGGCTGAAACGAGAAATTATGTCGCAAAGAACTTGCGCGCGCTTGGAGGAAGATAATGGCATCGCCTTGGGAAAATGATCCGATTGTAGGTCAGGTGAATGCCGATCCTATCATTGCGCCTGCCGATCCCTACAAGCAGTCGGCGGAAGCGCGGGCGGCTGAAGATCAGCAGTTGCAGAGGGAGGCAGCAGCGCGCTCTCAGGCACAATTGCAGCTGTCACAAGAAAGTGCGGAACGCTCCGCCGCCAAGGAACAGCGCGAGACGCAACTTAAGGAAAAGGGTTTTGACGCCACCGAGGGCGAGCGCAAGGCGGCGGCCTTTCTTATTCGCGCGCTGGGTTCGAACACATCGTATGAAAACTCCGGTGTTGGCCCGCGTTCGCTTATTGGTCAGGCGGCCCGAGACACGTTCCCGGACGCCACCAACTATTTCACCGACGCCGATCGGCAGGTGGCCGAGAGCGCTCAGGATGAGTTTATTGCGGCTTCTCTCCGCCAGGATTCAGGTGCCGCAATTCCGCCAGAGGAAATGGAACGCCAGCGCCGTATCTATTTCCCAATGCCGGGCGACGGTCCAGAGGTTCTTGAGCAAAAGCGGCAGGCCCGCGTCCGCGCTATTGAAGGCCTCAAGCAATCCTCGGGGCGCTTACTCGAAAACACGCTGGCCAAATGGGAGGCTATGCAGCCTCAGGGTGACCTACCCGAACCCGTAGCCGATAAGGTCAATCAGGACGAAGGCTTGACCGGCACAGTCAGCTATGAAGGCCCGAATACTTACGGCCCCGGCGATAACACGCCATTCGAAGGTCAGCGCCGCTTTGCAGGCGAGGTCGGCGCTGGGCTGGACGCAATGGCTACTCTCGGCAAGCAGGGCATCACATTCGGTCTGTCCGATGAGGCGGCGGGCCTTGGCGGTGGTATTGCCAATGTCCTTCAGGGGGAGAACTTCGGCGAAGGCTATACGTCTGCTCGCGACGCAGAGCGCGCCAAGGTCGAAGCGGCACGCAACGCGCTTGGATGGGGTGGAACGGCACTTGAGTTCGCAGGGGCAGGCGGCGGTGTTCGCAATGCCATGAGCGGGCTTGGCAGGGGCTTGCAGGCCGCGCGTTCGCTTCCCCAAGGTGTTCCTCTATCGCGCGCGGCGATTCAATCACGCATGACGCGGCAGGCGGCAACGGAAGGCGCTGCATTGGGCGCGACGGGCGGTTTCGGTTACGGCGAAGGCGCGCAAGGATCGGCGCTTGGGGCAGCGGGAGGCGCTGCATTCGGCGGCGCTTTGGGCGGTATCGGCCAGCGGATCGCCAATCGCGGGCAGGCCAATGCCGAAGGGCAGGATCTTGTGAATATCGGTGCGCGTGAAGGTGTTCGCGTGATGACTTCCGATGTTCGCCCGCCACAGTCGTTTATCGGCAAGACGGCCCGCGCAGCCGGTGAGCGCATTCCCTTTGCTGGCACAGGCGGCCCGCGTGCGGCTCAGAACGCAGAGCGCGAAGCGGCGGTTATGCGGCTGGCCGATGATTACGGCGTCGAAGTCGGGCCGATGGGTAACACCTTTGTCGATGATGTAGCTAAGGATCTAGCCGCGACACGAGGCGGCAAAGTCTCAGCGCTCACAAAGCGCAAGGAGGCTGTTATTCAGTCGGTGGGGGAACCGTTCACTGGCGCGCCTTCTGCAACGCGCGAAATCGACAAGCAGATTGCGCGACTGTCCGGCATCGATGCGCAGGAGTACGCGCCCGTTATCGACAGGCTCGCACGCTTCAAGCAGCAGCTTAATTCCGGCAAGACGCTTGAACAGGTGGAAGGGCAGCGCAAGCTTCTGGGAGAAATGTTCGCTGACCCGCAATTGGCTGGTATTCGCACAGAAGGTCAAAAGGCAATCAACGCGGTCTATGACCCCCTGCGCACCGACATGGGCCAGTTCATCAAGGACAAGGCGGGGCAGGAGGCTTTCTCTCGTTGGCAATCGTCGAACCGTCAGCTTTCCGAACTGGCGGGCGATCTTGGCAACAGTACCTTCAAGCGCATGTTGAACAATGCCGAAAGCACACCAGAGGATGTCGCGCGCCTTCTGTTCAGCAAGAAGCCGAGCGACGTAAAACGGCTTTACAACAACCTTTCCGAACAGGGGCAGTCGAAGGCTCGCAGTGCGATCATTTATCAGGCGATGGAAAAGGCTGGCGATGATGTCAGCCCCAAGCGGTTCGCCAATGCTATCGGGCAATTGAGCAAGTCTATCGGAGTGGCATTCCCGGAAGCAGAGCGCGTTCGGGTTATGGGCATGAAAAAGCTTCTGGATGCGACGCAGCAGGCTTCGGTGTCGGCAGCGGCTCCGCCCACTGGCGTGCAGAACACACCTGTTATCGGTGCTATTGCGATAGGTGAAATTGCGGGTTCGGGTGGTGCAGCTACGGCGATGGCAGGATCAATTGGGCTTCTTGCTCGCGCCTACGAAAGCGCACCTGTCCGCAATCTGTTGCTGCGCCTGGGCCGTTCCAAAGAGGGTTCTCAGCAGGAGCGAGTGATAATCAGCAAGTTGTCGGCCATCATATCGGGCCGGACTGCGGAAATGGTTCCGCAGGCGGCTAACAGCAATATGTCAGGCCGGTTAGCCGCCGAAGACAATCAGGCGCAGTAGGATGGCGAAGAACGAAACCCACCATTCGCCCCACAGGAACAGAGCGACAAACGCAGCAATTCGTGCCATGATCATGGTAACATGCTACCACAACAAGAGCCATGAGGGTTAAGACGAATGTCGATTCTACACACCTATATTCCTAACCGGGTAATCGACGATAACGGCATTGCCGATGGGGCCACGTTTGCGTTCTACCTGACTGGAACCAACGCGCTGGCGTCCATCTACAGCGATGCAGCCTTGACCACGCCGCGCACCAATCCGGTTGTCGTGCCTTCGGGCGGCGAGGTCCCGGCGATTTATCTGGACGAAGACATCACTTACCGCAGGGTGGTGACGTATTCGGATGGGGAAACGCAGGACCTTGATCCTTATTATGAAACTTTCGTGCGAGCGGAGCTTATCTCCGGGCCTTCCGGTGCATCTAGCGTCGGCTACAAGGCTCCGGGCGTGGGTTCGATACTGCGCACGGCAGAGGACAATTTCAACGACATCGTAACCCGCGCTGACTATTCCACGACTGCGGCTGCGATAACGGCGGCGATTGCGGATGATTTCGTGGTTGCGGTTCTGGATGATTTGACCGTCAACATCCCGACCGATGCGGCAACACTTCAGATCGCGCTGGATCGGCTGACCCCACTGAACAAGCAGGCCACGATCGATCTGAATATCGAGAGCGGGCATACGCTTACCGAGGGTGTGGTCCTGACAGGCCGCGATTGCAGTCAGTTCCGCATCGTGTCTGAAGACGCAACGGTCCCTGTCGGGTTCAATGGCGATATTTTCCAAGGGTTTAATGGCGCGACAATGCCTACCCTTGCTTGCCTGATCGACGCAATCGACCAGACCAGCGGTATTGGTATCGACCTTGATGGTTCATACATGGTTGTTGAAAGTGGATGCGGGGTTATCAACACTCACGCTGGTGGCCTGCGGGCCCTTTACGGCTGCGTCGTCACTGCAAACGGCTCCAACTTCAGCGGTGCGGCACGGGTCGGCACGACTGGTTCCGGTATCACATCTTGGGCCAGTATCGTATCGGCAGAGGGCGCAGACTGCACGGGTTCGGGATATTACGGCGCGCAGGCAGCGCATGGCGGCTTCCTGTCCTTCAAAGGCGGTGATGCAAGCAACGCCTATCGCCATGGTATCCGTGCGACCGATGCCGCCATTATCGACGCAGACGGCGCAACGGCAAACGGGTGCGGTGCAGACGGTAGCGGCGGTAATGTCCGAGCCTTCAACGCGGGCATCATCAACTTTGTCAGCGGCACAGCCAATGGATGCTTGGCCACAAGTGGAACGGGTGCTGGTTTTGCCGCTTTGGGGGCAGGCTCGGCTGTCAACGCCGAAAGCGCATCTTCGACGGGTAACGCAGGGACTGCGGCCTATGCAGGCACGGGTGGTGTCATCAACACCGTCAACGGAACCATCTCTGGAACGCCTACTGTTGTGGAAGTTGGCGGCACGGTTATTCGCTCAGGGCTGGTTACCACTCACGGGACATACACTCCCACGGTGACCCTAGTGACGAACGTGAGTGCTGCGTCGGCTGGACAATGCCAATGGAGCAGGGTTGGTAATACAGTCACTGTAAGTGGCCAGTTGAACGGGATCACGCACTCTGCTGCTGGTGGTACTTCCACCGGTGTTGGAATATCCCTGCCGGTCACTTCTGACCTGCAATCCACGGCTAACGCCGGAGGAGCAGGATGTTTCTACACTTCCGCTGCCCTAGGCGCTGCGGTAGCGATCTATGCTGATACCACAAACGATCGGGCAAGATTCTCTTGGGCATCGCCTACGACCAGCTCAGGACAGGCCATGGCGTTCTCCTTCACATATCTGGTGAACTGATGAACTGGCCAAGCGACTTTCCCGACAAGCATGGCGAATGGAAATGATCCGCCTCGCAACCCTCGTGGCTATTATCGGCTGCGGATTTGTGGCATGGGAAATAGAGCGCGATCTGCGCAGACTAAGTAAGTGGTAAGAAAGGAAATACCATGGCTGTAGCGCCCACACCATCGCCTTCGCCCTCCCCCTCGCCTTCACCTTCGCCTAGCCCAAAGCCGAAAGATCCTATTGAGGGCGGGCGTTCCACAAAGAAAACCAAGAAGGATGCCTGAAGGTTTCGTCATTCTTGCGGCAGTGCTGGGCATAATCGGCGCTTCGGCGGGTAATAAGGCTGCATGGCCTTTGCTCGCCAGCCTGGCCCTATGCAATGGCCTGCCGCAGTTTGGCTACAACTTCGATATGGCCGCTTGGTTATTCGTGGATATGGCGGTGATAGGCGTACTTATATGGCTGGGCATCACATTGCGCCACGTCGCTATCATCGCTTTATTCCTGCCCGCTTGGGCTTTTTACTTTGCGCCTCCCGAAATCCGTTTCGTCGGGACGCTTGCAGTCGTCATCCTGCAATTTGTGCTCACCCTTCCGTGGGTGCGATTCCACAGGTTCTCGAAAAGAGGAATGTTGAAGCAGGATAATTGGAGCGAATTTGATTTGAGGGTCGCAATGTGAATGGAGTTGAAGGGGCGCTTTCTAATGCTGCTACATGGGTTGGAACAGGTGCAGGCGCAGGGGCGGGGTTTTTCTTCGTCCGCTGGCTTGCCGTGTTCATATCCGGGCGGTGGGACAAGAAAGAAGAGCAGATCGACGCGGCAACGCAACAGATCATTACGCAACTACGGGAGGAAAACGAACGATTGGCGCAGTCCGAAAAGCAGACCCGCCAAGAGATGGGCGAGATGCGCAAGGAGTTCAGCGAGCGGTTTAATAACCTCGAGGAACAACTTCGCCATTGCGAGCGCCGCCATGCTGAAGGTGAGGCTGAGATAATGCGTATGAAGGCCACCATGCAGGGCTATGGCGAGGCACGCGAGAAAGCGGCCTTGATAGTGGCGCAGGAAAAGAGGAACGGGAAATGACAACCCTGGCCGATATTCAGCGCCACGTAGGCGTCAATCCTGACGGCGTATGGGGGCCTAACACTGCCGCTGCAATCGCCAAAGCGCTCGGCATGGGGCAGGCTAGTCGCAAGCTATCCGATCCGGCTGCGTTCTTCGGCAAGGTGCGCGGCGTGACCGGCTCTCTGGATCAGGAACAAGTCGATGTCGTCAATTTCATGCTTGAGAAAGCCGCTCACTGGCCCACGTCTTGGGTTGCGTATGCCCTAGCCACCGCATGGCATGAGGCTCGGTTCAGGCCGATTCCTGAAATCGGCAGGGGTCGCGGTAAGAAGTACGGCGTTGCTGGTGCGCGCATGAGATCAATACCCAGTCCCCCTATCTATGGCGGACAGATTCCTTATGGGCGCGGCCTTGTCCAGCTTACTTGGAACGATAACTATGAGTGGGCGGATAATGCGCTTGGCCTTAACGGCACGCTTTTGGCCGACTTCGACCGCGCTCTTGAATTGCCCATTGCTGCCGACATTCTCGTTAAAGGCATGCAGGGCGGCAAATTCACGGGCAAGGGTCTATCTGACTACCTTCCCGGCGAAACAGGTACCAGAGAGCAATTCAAGCAGGCTAGACGCATCATCAACGGCACTGACCGGGCAGAAATGATCGCGGCCTATGCCGGCGGTTTTCAGGACGCCCTGCAAAAGGGTGGCTGGTAATGGGCATCTCCGACTTCCTACGCGGCCCTGGTGGCGAATACGAAATTACACGCGGGCTAGGCGCTTTGGGCGGCCTGGTGTATATCGCGACCTCTACGGGCCTTGCGATCTACGCTGGGGCAAACCTTACGGAATACTGCCTTCAGATGCCAGTAGGGCTTGCTGCGATCATGGGTGCGACTGCCGGTGCAGCGCGCGTAAAGGATAAATCCAGCGCCGAAGCGGTGGCTATCGAGAAAGGTGCCAAGTGATGAACGAGCGCATTAAAGCCGCCCTGCCCACTATCGCGCTGGCGCTTACATGCTTGGCGCTGGGGCTATTTATAGGAGTGACGGCATGATTAGCACATTCTTCGCCTCGACCATCAACAAGGTGTTCGCAGGCGTCGTTCTCGCGCTTCTGGTGGCCCTTGGGATAGCCATGTGGTCTAACTCCCGCAAGGAAGCCACAATCGAAACCCTGCGCAACACAGTGGCAGTCTCTGAGGCTCAGCATAGCGTAACCGCTGCATCGCTGGAAGCCTTAACCCGGCGCATGAAAGAACTTGTGGAAGCGGGGCAGCTACGCGAAAGCCTGCTGGCCGAAGCCATGAAGCAAGCCGAGAAAGAAGCGGGTAGCCTACAGGATGAAGCTGACGCGCTGCGCAAGGAAGGTGTTACCGATCAGTGTGTAACGCCCGCTGGGGTTTTGCGCTCGCGCGACCTGTAGGATTCCGGTATAAGCCGGATTGCGGCCCGCGCGCTTACTGCGGGATAGAAGGAGAAGAAGAATGTTGACTATCTTACACCGCCAAGCAAACGGCGCGGAAGCTATCTTTTCAGCACGTCGGATCGAACGACTACAGCCCAAGGGTGAAGAGTGTATTCCCGCCATCGGCAACAGGTTCAAAGTCTACACTGACGATGACGACATGAATGAATTTGAAATTCGCCTCGAAAATCCATTCGGCGCAGTGTTCGTCATGAACAAGAACGGATCCACTGTAGCACGCTATCTGGCAAGCCATGGGTTTGTGACGGATGAGCAGCGGGCGGAACAAGCGCAGGCTCAAGTCGCATGAACGCGCGCCTTATAGTGATGGTGGGGGCAGCTTCGGCTGTCCTCGCTTCCTGCAATCACCCGCAGCCTGGGATTGATACTTGGGGCGGATTATAGTAGAGTTTACCGGCCCGAGGTGGTGTTGCTGCACCAACCCCGAGCCTAACTGCAAAGCTAGGGAGAATAGCAATGGCAGCGTTAAAAGACATTACAGGACAGCGTTTCGGAAATCTAGTGGCCATCAGGCACACTGGCTTCAAAGTCCGAGGCGGCAAGCAAAACACCAGAATGGCGGTTTGGGAATTCGAATGCTCCTGTGGCGAGCGCTTCGAGACATTGGCGCAAGAAGTCAAAGCATCCTACCATAGCGGTGTTTGCCCCTCTTGTGTGAGTAAGAGAAAGGCCGCGCGGACGTACAAGCATGGCGGTGTAGGAACGCGACTGTTCAACATATGGAGTGGCATTAGACAGCGCTGCAACAACCCCAAAGACACAAACTACTCAAGATATGGTGGGCGCGGAATATCTGTTGCGCCAGAATGGCAAGATGATTTTTCAGCTTTCCGCGATTGGTCTGAAGCCAACGGGTATGAGGAAAGCCTTGAGTGCGACCGCATAGATAATGATGGGCCATATGCCCCTAGCAATTGCCGTTGGGTGACGAGGTTGCAAAACTGCAATAACACTAGCCGGAATCAATTTATTGAATTGAATGGCGAGCGTTTAACGCACGCAGACTTTGCGAGGAAACATGGTCTAACCTATTCGACATTGAAAAATAGGATAAATAAGGGCTGGCCCGTCAGCCAGCTTGGCAATCGGGCAAAATCAGTTGCTCAAGTGGAATGGCGCGGTCGCAATTGGACATTTTCTCAGCTATCCGAAGAAACTGGAATCCATCAGAATGTGTTGCGCAAAAGGATTCTAAAGGACAATATGTCGGTCGAAACGGCGATTAACCTCACGAGGGATGTATGGGAACTACGAAGAATGCGTGGCCGATAGCGGCTCTATTAGCCCTAGGCGCTTGCCAGCATCCGCAACCAGGGATCAGGACGGAAATCGTAAATGTTCCTGTACCCGTGAGTTGCCTTCCTGCCGATAGCATTCCAGATGAACCCGCCCAAGTAGGCGACCAGCTAACCGGCAACGCGGCATCGGATCTGCTTATCGTGGCGGCATCTGCTCTGGAATTGCGGGCTGCAGTCATAACCATGCGCGCAGCCTTGCTTGCGTGTACTCAAGAGACTGTGGTGCCATAACGAAAGAGGGAGGCGCTTAGGCCTCCCTCCGGTTGATGGTTTTAGCCACCAGTGCTCATATAAGCCTCCCTCGTCAGGGTATCTACTAGAGATGAGGTGATGATAGCGAGGATTCGGAAAAGGTCAAGCGCGCTTATGGCTTGTGCGAGTGGTGGGGGTTAGGTGCTTCCTGCTTCATTGATTTGTATGCGGCGTTTATAGAGGCAAGCGCATCTGCATCCTTTGCATCGCTTTTCCGCTTCTTGGAATGCTTCACCATTTTGTGCGTTGACCAGTAGCCAACGTCTCCGGGCCTGATCTTGAACGTCGATGCACCTTTCCCACTCACCTTGTATGTCGGCAGCATATCAAACGTCTGATCTTCGCTCACCGATACACCGCTGTCCTTATGAACCAGTGTGTTGGTCGAATAGGCATGCGGTTCCCAAAGGTCTTCTTTGGCGAGGTCCCCAACCATCAAGCACGCCTGCCTATGGAAATCGCTTTGCCATAAGAATCTCGGGGACCATCCGACGATGAGATCGAAGAATATGGATGTCAGTGCTGCTGTGACCAGACATAAAAACGAAATCATAATGAAATCGAACATTATACAATCTCCCTACCCTGCTTATACGCCTGTATGAGCGCGTTGATTACGTGTTGACTTGTGCCCAGGCCGAGTTGGCGGGCAATGCGGTGGGCGGCTTTTTCTAAAACCGTTCGGCCCGCTATCTTGCTTGAGATTTTCCGTTGCGCCGCCTCCACGGCCTCGGTGTTGGTCTTACTCATGCTCTCGATCCTTTGAATATCCGCGCAAACAGTCCGGGCCTCTCCATAGGCAGGATGGGCGCGTTGTAGTGGTAGCCGCCGCCAAAATTCTGGCGGGGTGCGCACCTGTGGCTGCGTTCGTATGTGTGCGAGCGGGTCATGCGAAATCTTCCTCGCGGAAACCGGTGCGCATCTCCCATTCGGGGCGATCATCATGCTGCTGCGGCTCCTCCTGAATAACGGGAGGCTTCGGAAGCGGCATCCAAGTGTCAGGGGAGAATATCTGATAGCCGTCTGGCGTGCACCAACCCGGCCCATGCTCGCCGCGAACGCGCTTAGCTACATAGTGCTGCTTGTCCCGATGCCTCCAGAGTAGGACGCAAGGCCCATCCCATGGAGCGCTATCCATTGGCTTCCATTCTTCCATCTCAAACACTCCCTGATTGCGCAGCCCATCCCTCGGGCAGGTTTCCGCGCTCATCCATTGCCTGCCATTCAGCGTCAGCGCGGGCCTTCACCTCGGGCGTTATGTGCCGGTTGAGCGTGTAGGTTGCTTCCCATTCGCGGGTGAGAACATCACGCGCGGCATGGTCTTGCTGGCGGCTTAGTTGTCCGGTGCTGCTCATGCGGGCCTCCGTAGATCGGCAAGGGCTCTCGTAAGATCCATGCTCGCACGGCGGATTGCCCCTTGCTCCTTGGGGAAGTAGTTGTCCGTGAACGTGTGGCCGCCGCGTTCGTATGGAACGGGCTTGGGAAGCGCCTTAGCGCGTTCGATGAATCGCTCTGCCTCAGCTACCGCTATGGCGAGCCTGTCTCGGTTCATTCCGCTCATGGCTGCTTCCTTTTGGTGAGGATGGCGCGGAGGTATTCGCTCCGCTGCTCATTGGTCCGGGCCTTCTGGCGGCGAGCCTCGTATTCGCGCTCATTATCGCCGGCTATTTTCGCTTTCTCGCTGTGGCTTTCGGCATATTCAGCGAACCACTGCTGCGCTTTTCCCAACGCCTCCATCGCCTCATCCAGTTGAGCACGTAGGTCTGCTATCTCTGCCGTGAGGGGGCGGGTGGCTTCGATGCGGTGGCGGGCGACTTCGTGGCAAACCGGTGTAACCGTCGCGAGCCGATAGCTGTCGAAGTAGGACAGGATTTCAGCAACGCATTGGTCGTCAGCCCCCGTGATAGTCACCTCCGGCACGTCCTTGGTCCTATCCATGGGTTTCTCCTGTGGGGGTGCGGGTGAGGACGACGCGGCCAAGCAAGCAGATGTACGCGCCGAACAATCCCAAGACGGGATCGCCATCGAAGAGCAGCCAAGCGGCAAGTCCTGCCGCGGTGCCGAGCGCATAACCTCGCATCACCTCGCCCTCCCCATCCCGGCGAACACACGCGGAGTGTATTCAGGATCGGGGGTGTCGCTTGGGGTGCGAAAGGCAGCGCAGGAGGGGCACGGCAAACCCAAATCAGAGGGGAGCATGGTACGGTGCCCAACTGGTGGGTTCACCGCATAGATTCGCGCAGCTTCTCTTGCTGCAGCAACCTTGTCGGCCTCAGTTTCGCAATCGCCCTTATCCCATGCGAGCTTAGCCAATAACCCGGTCGCCGCTTCTACGTTCTGCACCCAATCAGTGAATTCCTCGCGGTAGCGTTCATCATCCCAATCGTAGGGCCCGCGCCCTTCCAGCAACCACCGATGGCCGTTGAGGGCGCTCTTGATGTGGCCAAGTGCGATTGCAACGATGTAGCGGTCGCGATCCAACAGGTGGCGCATGGTTTCGATGTCGCTCACGCCACGCACTCCCTATCCTGCGTCTGTCGCCGAAAGTAGGCGACCCAAGCATCGTATCTCGCCAGCGTGTCCCAAAGGTCGGTGCCTTCGACATTGTCCGGCCACAGGTGCGTATCGTGGGCGGCATTCATCTGGCGCTGGATCGTGTCGGCCAGGCGGAGTGCCTTCGCCGCATCGCAATGCCCTGTCTCTGCACCGTGGCGCAGGGAGGTAATCGCAGCATTGGCGCGGGCGATAAGGCGTTCGGCTTTGGTGGGGGTGGCAACCAATTCGCTGACGTCACCGGTATGGTTTGCCGCCTGCCGGTTGCGCTCTGCCTCGTAGGCAGGGATGGCGGACATGATGGTCATGCTGGCTCTCCGAGAGAAGCGAGCAGAGATTCAGCCTCTTTGGAAAGTTCAAAAGCATCCTGTTCCTGACAGGACCGGCAAGTGACATCGTTAGGTTCAAAAGTGAACGCCCGTCCCTGCCGCATCGAACCGCAGAAGCGACTATCCGATGAATGAAAATGAACGGTCATAACTACTCCCTTTCACCAATCGTCGGATTGGTCTGTGTTGGTGAGAACCCTTCTAAACCGGGTTATTTCACATTGCAACATCTTTTTTCGCTTGCGTTCGGGTTTGTTCGCGCCTAATGGTTGTGCATGGACAACGAAATGACACCGCAGAGCGTGAAGGATCGGGCCTATGAAGCCCGCATCTCGATCAACCAGCTTCTAAAGAATGCTGGCGTTTCGACAACCTTTATGTGGCGGTGGGAGGGTGGCAGCGATCCCCATCCCATCACGCTGCACAAGGTGCGCGAGGCGCTAGAGCAAGCGGAGGCAGGACAATGAGGGGTTTGCTAAGCCCTGAATGCCCGCACTGGGGCCACGAATACATTTACGCCGTTCGCGGCAAAGACGGTCTTGTCCGATATATTGGCAGAACACGGCAGGCCATATCCTTAAGATTTGAGCACCACAGAGGCAGCAAATCAGCGATTTACGTCTGGATGAAAAACAATCCTCATTCAGTTATCAGGGTTATGTCATGTGCGGCGTCTCGTGTCGTGGAATGCGAAAAAACCTTGATCCGATTTTACCGTAAGATTGGGCACCCCCTTGTGAATATTTTGCCTAGGGGCAAACCTTATCGCGGCAATGGCAAACCTTAGCCCGCCCCACCGAGCGGGCGCAGCCGGGGTTACCTCCCTTGCCCCGGCTGCATCATTTTTGAAAGGAACGTGTGATGAGTGATTGGCAAAAGGGCGACTTGTCCGAAAAGGTATTTTCAGGCTCTTTCACATGTCGCCACGGCATGAAGCATAACGGTAATCTTAATAGCGCCAGAAGGTTTCAGACAGTTATTGGAATAAAGCCGGTACACAACATTGCAGGAATTGAGTGTGGATGCGCCGCGCTTATTCTTTCTGACGGCAGTGTTGGTCACGAAGCGCGCTTTCGCAAGGTTACGCCGCCTAAAGCCACCCTAGAGGATCACGGCATCATCGCCCTAATGAACAAGGAGCCTAACCATGTGGACTGATACACACGACGCATACCTGATCGGGGCGGCTCTTGGGATGTTTCTGGTAATGCTTGCACAGGTGATAGCGGCATGAGTGGGCATACTGATGCCGAGGTTGAAGCGGCATGCAATACGCTGCGCCAAGCCATTGAGGCAGCCGAGAACAGTAACCATGCTGGCGAACTGTTCGTACTGGCAGCAGTTGCGAAAGCTCACTCCCGAGTTGTCGCTCGCAAACCTGAATTTGAGAAAACCTTGGATGATTTGGCGCAGCTTTGTGCGGGGGCGGTTTCTCTGATCGAAAGCGCAGAGAGCGATACTAATTGGGGGCATCCGACTTTTGGCCCTTCATATAGCGAAGAACAGGAAGAGAGGCTTGAGGCTTTGCATGAGCCGCTTGCCGATCTCTTTATCTATTTGTCCGGCAAACGTCGCCACGCATCTGACTGCAAAACGTCCAACGCGGCAGATAAGCTGGCGCGTCCTTGTGATTGCACCTATCGAGAGCAGGGCACATGACCGACTACCGCGACCGCTACTTGCAATCCAGGATGCAGCTAGCCGACACCCGCGCCGCTCTTGGAAACGTAACCCACGCTCTACTTCTTGCCTGCAAAGCTTTGGAGAGCGAGGGCCACGATGTCAGCCACCTTAGAACAGCCGCAACAGAGACTGAAGGATTACGCTATGAATGAGGATCTGAACCCATGAAGCGATACACTCAAGACGAGGTGCGCGACAGGCTGCACAAGGCTGCTGGATGGAAGGGAGCCTATAAGCTGGCCGAACGGATCGGCGTCAGCCAATCATACCTTAGCGAGGTGATGAACGGCAGGAAAGCGGCGAACGAAACCATCCTTTCCAGCATCGGGTTAGAAACTGCAATTATCGCAAAGCGCAAAGATAAGGCTTGCAATGCAGAAAAAGCAGAGGCATAAGGAAAGGGCCTCGCAGAGGATGTTTCCACGAGGCCCCGTCAGTTTCCAGCGCCTGTATAGGCGTTCTGCCGGGATAACGCAAGCCCGGTTTGAATTGGCGTTTGACCGCGAACATCCCGAAAAGACTGCCTTGGTTTTAGGATGTACGCCGACAGTTGCGGCAAAATCCCGATCCACAAAGAGCATCATCCTCTCTCAAGGGATGGAAACCATAGGAGTTGAACCGCTCCCGCCTAGCCTAGTCAACTGGCGAAGCGATATACGTGCCTCAGTGTCACAGTACCAATGCGGACCACGCGCAAATACTCGGTGGGGGCCAAGGAGGGACCACTTTACGGTCGGCACGGTAAATATGGTTGAGACAGTGTTGATGGGGATGCCGTTCACTTTTCAAAGGAGTGACCCCCACGGTTAGGAGAGTTACGTCCAAAGGAGACGCAAGCCATGAATGACATCTTTCTCGACATAGAAACAGTTCCAAGCCAATCGGCTGAATACCGCGCAGAGGTACGCAACACCATCACTGCCCCGGCGCAATACAAGAAGCCGGAAAGCATTGCACAATGGATCGCAGACAACGGCGATGCGGCTGCTGACGAGATTGTTGCCAAGACCAGCTTTAACCCGGCGCACGGCCATATCTGCACGATAGGGTTTGCTATCGGCGATGGTGAGGCTCTGGCATATCACGCGCAAGATATTGAAAGCGAGGCGGCGATTATTCGCGACTTCTTTGCAGACCTGCCAGATCAAGGACTAAACCGCTTCATCGGCCACTATATCAGCGGCTTTGATCTGCGCTTTATCCTTAACCGCGCTATCGTGCTTGGCGTCCAGTTGCCGCCTAGCGTCATGTTCCCCCGCGACATTAAGCCATGGTCGGATAACGTGTTTGATACGATGGTGGCATGGGCAGGGCCGAAAGACCGTATCAGCCTCGACGATCTGTGCAAGGCCCTCGGCATTCCAGGCAAGGATGGCTTTGACGGCTCGATGGTGGCTGAAGCATGGGCGAACGGTGAGCATGACAAGATTTCAGAATATTGTCGGGCAGATGTCGAGCGCGTGCGTTCGGTGTTCCGCAAGTTCCAATCCGTAGGATACTAGGTAATGAGCAACATGAAAATATGGGATGCTTTGAGCAAAACAGATCCCGCTCACACAAAGGGCTTTAAGCGCGCTGGCGGGTTCTCTGGCACCGCCCTTAAGCCCATGTGGATGGTCAAGCGCCTAACGGAACAATTCGGCCCTATAGGCGAAGGCTGGGGTATGAATGAGCCTCAATTCAACGTAGTGAATGGGGCTGATGGCGAAGTGCTTGTCTATTGCACCGTCACTTGCTGGCACACAGACAAGGTAAACACCTTTTGCGGCGTCGGAGGCGACAAGGTGATTTCCAAGAATAAGCACGGCCTGTTCTCGGATGACGAGGCGTTCAAAAAGGCTTTCACCGATGCGGTTGGCAATGCCTTCAAGTTCGTCGGTGTTGGTGCTGATATTCACATGGGCCAGTTCGATGACAGCAAATACGTCCAGCAGATGGAAAAGGAATTTGCGCCAAAAGTCGAGAACATAACCGACGCACAGCGCGAAGAACTCATGCTGCTATGTGAGGGCCTCAATTTCCCAGTTGACCGGGTTCTTACAGCTAAAAAGATAGCAGACCTTAGCGATTTGCCCGCGACAAGTTTTAAAGGGGCAATGAAATGGATTGGCGACGAGGCCAAGAAGATGGAGAATAATAATGCTTAGAACATTCGCAGCGGGCCGCTTGGGCCAAGACGCAAAACACACCACTACGCAGGGCGGCACGGATATTTGCCGTTTCTCAGTGGCTACCGATGTAGGGTATGGCGATAACAAGCAAACCATCTGGCTGGACGTTTCCAAGTTCGGCAAGGGTGCTGAAGGCCTGGCGCGCATCCTCCGTAAAGGTTCGGCTGTTGCTGTCACTGGCGAACTCTCGACGCGAGAGTATGAAGGTAAGACGTATCTGCAATGCAAAGCCGATGACGTTACGATTCTGAACACACCCGGCGACGCTCGCGGCGAGCGCAAACAATCGTATGACAGCGGCAATCAAGGCGGCTGGGGTAATGACAGCCAGGATGACGGATTTGCGCCATTCTGATTAACGGTCGGGTATTTTCAATACGGGATACCTAGTGGAAGCTACGCGTCGGGCCGTAGCCGTTAAAAGCCCGACACACTTTCAGGAGAGACACATGTTACCGCGCAAGATACCCAAGAAAGGCAATCGCACCGCGCGATGGAAAAGCCAAGCACACTGCAATTTTGTGCGCGGCCATCACTGTTGCGTACCAGGATGCGAGGAAATGCCTATCGAGGTAGCGCACGTCCGCTGCGGATCTGATGCAGGAATGGGTCGCAAGCCGTCAGACTGGCACACGATCAGCCTTTGTCGCGAGCATCACTCCCAGCAGCACGCGATTGGTGAAGGTTCGTTTGAAGATATGCACGGCATCAGTATGGCCGATCTTGCAGACGCTTTCGCTAAATCCAGTCCGAAGAAGGCGGAGATTGAGCGCGCTAAAAAGGATCGGGGATTATGAGTGACCTAGACACAGCAACGCCTGAGCAAATTGAAAGGCTTTATGATGCAGCTTTTGCGCTAGCTGGGAGTATTGCGGCGGACGCATGCAGACTTGTCGCAGAAGGTGATGATGACATGCTCATCGGCCAATATCTTAATAACCTGACTGTCAAAACAGTGCGCGAGTTTGACGAAGCAGTGGCAGCTATCCAGCACACGGCCATGGAGGGCTATACGCACGATAGTGAACTTGTCCGCAAATACGAAGCCGCAATGGCAGAGATGCGCCGTGGCTGATCGCGCTCCCCTGATATTCGAAACTCGGCTGGGGATGCTTAAACCCGCCAACCGTGTAGCCGAAGAATCCATGCGGGAATTGCGCGGCAGGGTGCGCGTCGAGATTAAGGGCGGTGTAGCCAACCAGCGCCGCCGTGGCCTCTATTGGTCCGTTTGCTCGCTTGTAGTGCCTATCCTGAACGAACAGCACCGCATGACGCTATCGGAAAACGACCTGCATTCCATTACTAAGCGCAAGCTTGGCGTCGGGACCGAATTTGCCCTGCCGAGCGGCGAAACCTATTTCAAGCCCGCCAGCACCAGCAATCGTGCGATGAACGAGGCGGAGCGCGCGGAATACACAGACAAGGCGCTGAACCTGTGGTCTACATGGGTTGGCGTTGACGTGACAACCTTAAAACAGGAAGCTGAGAATGCCTAAGCTTAAGGTTCTCGACCTATTCAGCGGCATAGGCGGCTTCAGCCTTGGCCTTGAACGCGCGACAAAGGAAGGCGCACAATATGACGGATTTGAAACGGTCGCGTTCTGCGAAATCGAAGAGTTCCCCCGTAAAGTCCTCGCCAAGCATTGGCCAAACGTGCCTTGCTATAATGATGTCCTGACACTATCTGTAAGGAAACTACAGAAGGACGGAGTTATAGCGATGCCAGGGAAGTTGAAAAAGCTCACTGAGCAACAGGCGGCGAACGCCGTGGTTTTATATGATAATGGGTTGAGTCTTGGTGATTTGGCGACTTGTTACGGAGTAACGCGGCAGTCCATGCACGACCTATTGAAGAGGCGTACTAAGATGCGCCCTCAGAAAAGGTATGGCGCTGACAACCACTTTTATAGGGGGGGAGCGAAGGCCGTAGACCGGGCGCAGAATATTACGGAGAGGGCTATAATTTCCGGTGTCTTAAAGCCTCAGCCGTGTGAAGTTTGCGGTGCAAACGGAACAATGTCCGATGGGCGGCGCGAGGTTCAGGCCCATCACGATGACTACGAGAAACCCTTACAGGTCAGGTGGCTATGTCAGAAGCACCATCACGAACACCACAAGCAAGTTTATTTGAAGGAGAGCCAGGAAGCCTCGCAGATCGACGTGATTTGCGGCGGCTTCCCATAAGCCGTGCCAAGACTTATCAACGTCCGGAAAGGGCGAGGGATTGGACGGAAAAAGAAGCGGATTATGGAGCGAATTCGCTCGACTTATTGGCGAACTACGACCCAAATTCGTCATCGTGGAGAACAGCCCAGAGTTGCTTAATGGATGGATGGGAAGAGTTCTCGGGCCGCTGGCCGAACTCGGGTACGATGCGGAATGGGAAGTCATACCAGCGTCAGCCGTTGGTGCCCCGCACCGCAGGGAGAGGCTGTGGATTATTGCCTACCCCTCTAGCCTCGGATTGTCGAGATCGGGGGGATTGTTCAATGCCATCCATCCAAAGACGGATGCGTATAGGGAAGCAAGTGGGCTTATCGATGCTGTTCAAAGGAGCGCCGTGCCCTTCGTGTGTGGAGGGCATGATGGGGTTTCCGCAAGAATGGCTCAACCTAGACTGCACGCCCTCGGAAACGCCGTAGTGCCGCAGATTCCCGAACTTATTGGAAACGCCATATTGGAGGCAATCAATGTTTGAAGACCCTACCGTTACCCAAGCGCGTCTAGCAAACGACGCAGCCTGGAGCGCTAAACTCGAATCCCGTCTGGCAGCACGCAGGCAAGCCCGACTGAACGGCGAAACACAGGTATCATCTCACCGTCGCACTCTCAGCCCACGTTACGCAAAATGAGCGCTGCTGAATACCTACGCCACAAAGCCACCGTATTGCGCAAAGCCGC